TGGAATATCTAACTATTAATATAATTCACACTAATTGGTTGTAACATGAATAGTTTGCATGTACTATAATGGTGTATTGAATCATTCTATTCATGTTCTTTTCCACTAGTATGAATTCTACTCATTCCTTTTAAGGGGTTTTAATGGCAACTGATGATACAAAAAGTGCCCCGCTTTCTGAGTTGGGTGGAACAGGACTTAGACACCATAACGGGTACATTGACGAAGAAATTGTTAAAGATTTACAGTGGCCTCGTTGCAATAAAGTCTACGCTGAAATGGAGCATGATGCTCTTATCTCTGGCGCACTCTACGCAGTAAAGCAATTTATAAAGTCCTCTAAATGGACAGTAAAAGAATACGAAGGTGTTGATAAACCCTCTGATGCTACTGAGCAAGCTGAATTCTTACGTACTTGTTTTGGAGACCTTGCAAAGCCCTGGTCAGAAACACTAGATGAAGTGCTTAGTTGTTTAACTTATGGATTTTCAGTTCATGAGATTGTTTATAAGCGTCGTCTTGGAAGAAGCAATACTAACGGTAAATTCAAGTCAAAGTACAATGATGGTTTAATTGGCTGGCGTAAGTTCCCTATCCGTTCACAAGACACCATTACTGATTTCCGTTTTGACACACACGGTGAACTTACTCATATACGTCAACAAGATTTCTGGAATAAAGTAGATGCTTGGATTCCTGATGACCGCTATATGTTATTCCGTACAACATCTTATAAAGATAATCCTCGCGGGCTAAGTATATTACGTTCAGCTTATCGTGCTTACTACTTCCGTAAGAATATTGAAATTCAAGAGGCAGTTGGTGTAGAGCGCGACTTGTCAGGTATTCCGATTATACGTGTACCTTCTGAAATACTCTCCCCCGAAGCAGATGAAAGTCAGAAGAAATTGCGTCGGATGTATGAGGTTATGGGCCAACAACTTAAACGTAATGACCAGTCTTATATATTAATGGCTTCTGATATTTACGGCAACGAAGATACAGGTAGTGGTCAGTACATTTATAACGTAGAACTTCTAAGTTCATCTGGTTCAAGACAAGTTCAAACTGGCCCTGTTATTGAGCGTTATGACCGCCGTATTATGCAGTCCTGCCTTACTGACTTTTTGTTAATGGGGGGGCAGAGTGTAGGTAGCTACTCCCTGGCATCCTCTAAGGTAGATGCTTTTAAAACAGCACTGACTTCATACTTAGATAACATCGCTTCACAAATGAATGAGAAAGCTATCCCACTTCTATTTGAAGCTAATGGCTGGGATTCTTCTAAGACACCTAGACTGGTGCATGACGGTGTTGATAGTACAGACCTTCCAGGATTAGGGCAGTTCTTAAAATACGCTGGTGAAAGTGGCTTCCTTACTCCTGATGAGAAGATTGAAAACTCTATTAGAGATTGGGCAGGGTTTGAGCCTATGAGTCATGAGGGTGAAGAGTCTGTTATGGCCAGGGCTAGGATGAATGAAGAAATGAATCCTACTCAGAGTGAAACTAGTAACACGGAGGTTTAATGGCAACTGAAAAATCCCCGTATGAAGAAGAAGCAGAATTAGAGGATGAAGTCTACGAAGAGCTAGTACTATTACTTGCACTGTCTTTTGTTTTTGGTTCTTCTAACATCATAAACAGTCCGTTTACTATCTCAGACTTTGATACTTCCCAAGAAAGATTCAAAACTAAGCTTTCAGAGATTCTACCTCTACTTAGTAATGTCTCCCTCTCCTCTATCCAAGTTGGTGTCTCAAGAACACAGGTAGAGAACAAGATAAAGGATTTATCAACTGACTTCTCAGACGCACGTTTTCAAAACCTTATCAACTTTATATTCAATGACAATACCGAGAGAATGCTTCAGACGAACAGGAGTATGTTCCAGGAGCTTCTTAGGATTGCTTCTGTTCGTGGTTGGAGTGATGCAGAGCTAGTGAGAAGGTTTAAACTTTACTATGGGCTGACACCACGTTTCCTCCGCACTGTTATCTCGATGGAAGATGCCCTCATAAAAGAAGGTATCTCGAAGAGAACTATCTCTGACAAGGTTCAAAAACGTGTAGATCAGCTAGTACAAGTCAGGTTATCACTTGCAGCTACCCTGGTAGGTACTCAAGTTGTGGAAGGTTCTAAAGATGAATCCTTCAAGCATCTTGTAGAGACTGGTCAACTGGACGGTAGTCAGTACGTTAAATCTTGGGAGTCGGTCATTGATAGCTCGACTACAGAGATATGCACATCAAGCCACAAGATGACTGCCGAGATTACTGGCGTGTTTGCTAATGGGTACTCACACCCGCCTGCATTAAACCCTGTTCACCCCTGTCGGAGTTCCACGAGAATAATTAAGAGGCCCAATTAATGAGCTGGAAAGAAGAAATTTTAAGTGTAATTGAAAAGCATTTTGGTAAAACTGAGTCAAAAGGGATTGCTAAAGCTGCTGATATCGAGAAACGACACTTCACAGCGATTGTACTCCGGCCTAATGAGGCGGATTTACAAGGTGACATATACGATGAAGAGTGTGTAGAAAAAGCCTGTCACCAATACAATGAACTTTGCCGTAAAGCTAATATCCAACACCTTACCCAAACTGAACTCGCAACGCCTATTGAGTCTTATATTGCTAAAGCAGACTTCACACTTGGTGGTGGTCAAGTTAAGACAGGTGATTGGATTCTCACAATGAAGGTACACGACGATGAACTATGGGAGATGTGCAAAGATGGCACGTTCACAGGTTTCTCAGTCGGTTGTACAGCACAAGTAGAGGGTATTAATGACTAAAGCAACCCGTACAGTTAAGAGTTTCAACTTTGATTTTGAAGGCGCTCACGTAGCATTAGTTGACAAAGCTGCAAATGGACAATCAGTCTTGGTAATGAAAAGCTTGACAGCTTCAGAGGCAGAAATTAAGAAAGCACTCTCCAAAGATGTGACAGTTAAAATGGACATTATGGAGTTCTTAACTCGTTACATTAACCTTGGATACGGTGATGCAGAGGTGGTAGCTGGTTTACTTGGCTACACTGCTGAGGATATTGATAAGCCTCCTGAGAACTCGGCTAGTAGTTGGGTAGAACACATTCAACGAGAAATAGACTCAGTTCAAATTAACAAGTCTGAACACACTGAAAAACTCAATGAGAAGCTTGAAGCATTTGCTGCTAAGTATCTCGAAAAGAATCTGTTGTCTTCGGTAGAAGGTGGTAATGCCACTCTCGAAGATGAAGATGTTGTAACTAAAGCCGAAGATGATAAATCTACTAAACAAGAGGTTGGTAAACAAATGCCTGATAAAAATGAAGAACTTACTCAAAAGTCTGTTGAAGCAATGGTTCAGAAAGCCGCTGCTGATCTGGCTAAAGAACAAGTTGAAGCAATTGAGAAGTCTTACGCTGCAAAAGCTGAGGAGTCTAATAAGGAACTACAAGTCCTGAAAGCCGCTCACGAAACCCGTACCCACCAGGAATACGTTGCTAAAGCTTCTGAGTATGTTTCCCTGCTTGGCGAGGATGCTGATGTTGAAGGGATTGCTAAGGCGCTACGCGCTGTAGAGGGCTTGGAAGAAGCTGCACCTCTTATGGATGTTCTTAAAGCTCTTAAGAAAGCTGCTGGTCAAGATGACTTGCTAGTAGAAGTTGGAAAGTCTGCTACTGAAGAACAGCCTTCCGATATTGATTCACAAGCTATTGCTGTTGCCAAGAGCCTACGTGAATCTGATCCTAGTCTGACACAACGTCAAGCTGAAATGAAAGCTTATGAGCAGCTTGTTTCCCAAGCTTAATGTTTAACACTATATCTGAGTAGTAGTACTCAAAACACTTATTAAAGGAATCTAAATACATGGCACTTGATATTGATCCAGTCCACGACTTCGGTAATTTCAACCACATTGAAAATGACTCTCTTGCACTTGCAACAGGTAAATTTGTAGTTGTAAGCGCCACTGGCGATGTTTCTGTAAATACTGTTGCTGGTAGTAAGTCTTTCGGCGTTCTTCGTCGTGGCGTTTCTGCTGGTTTTGTACCTCCGGTTCGTCGTGCAGGCGGTATGGCTTACGTTTCTAAAGCTGCTGCCTATGCACCTGCTATTGGCGATGCAGTAACTAACGATGTGGCTGGCGATGCTGTCCTAGCTGTAACGGGTAATGTTATCCAAGGTGTAGTTGTTGACGTAACTTCTGGCGCTGATAACGAAGTTCGCGTTCTTCTGTCAAATGGCGCTGAAACCGCACCTGCTTAATTCTACAAACTAATTTAGGAGTTTAACAACAAATGCCGAAAAATATTAACCCAGTTACAGTTCGTGGGCCTGACCGCTACCTTACTAACTTCTCTCTGGAACTCTCACAGTCTAATGAAGTTTTCAAAGCTGCGAACATCCTTCCGAGCGTTCCGGTACAACGTCAGACTGATATTTACCGTATCTACAACGCTGACTCTCTTCGTAAGTTGAAGATGAAGCCCCTGGCGAGTGGTACACCTACTGCTGCTGGTGATATTGATTTCTCAGAAGGTACTTACTCCACCAAAACATACGGCTTGCACGTAGACTATGATGCCGAGACTAAGGCTAACGCTGAAAGTGATTTGCAACTAGGTCAAATGGCTACTGAGTACCTAACTACCCAGTCTATGATGCACCAGGAGCGTCAATGGTTCGACAAGATGTTCACTGCTGGTAAGTGGGCGACTGACAAAGTTGGTGGTACTGACTTTAATAAATTCACCGATGCTACTTCCGATCCTATCGGTGTTGTTAAGAGTGCTATTACACAGCAACAGATTCTTGCAGGCGGTATTCGTCCGAATGTGTTGGTTCTAACTCGCAAGGTTATGGACACGCTGGAAGAGCATCCCGATATTATCGACCGTCTGAACCGTGGTCAAACTTCTGGCCCTGCTATGGCGTCTGAACAAGCTCTTGCAGCTTTGTTTGGTTTACAGCGTGTTGTAGTTTTAGAAGCGGTAATGGCTGATGAAGCTACTGGTGACAATGAGTTTATTGGTGGTAATCACATGCTACTGATGTACTTGAATGGTAACGCTGGACTACGTTCTGTTACAGCCGCTGTTCGTTTCGAGTGGGCACGCCTTGGTCAGTTTATGACGACCGGCCAGGTTATCCGAGTGTTCGATCTTGATCCCGTTATTGAGGGTACTACCCGTTACGAACTCAAGTCTAACTATGACTTCCGTATTGTAGCGCCAGTTCTAGGTACTTTCTTCCAAGACGCAGTTTAAGACTAATCTAGGGGCTTCGGCCCCTTTTTAGGTATAAGGAGTTCAAAATGGGATTAGTTACAGAACGTCTGTATGACCCTTCAAAGCCACTATTTCTTGCAAAGGACGTTAGGTTTGACGGTCGTGATTGTCAGAAAGGTGATGAAGCGCCTATCAAGGATATGTCAAAACGTACTTTGATGAAGTATTTCCGAACAGGTTTGTTTGTACATGAAGTTCGTAAACATAAGCAAGAACCTGTTGTAGAAGAAACTGAACAGAAAGATGAAGAAGTAGCTCCTAAGCGGCGTGGACGTAAAGCTTCTAAGTCATAAATATAAGGAGGCGTCATGGCGTTCACATACACAGGTAACTTAAGTGATGCCTTAGAGCACGTAAGATTCTTAATTGGTGATAAAGACCCTGAAGTTGCTTTGTATCAAGACGGAGAAATTAACTTTTTCTTGAGTAAGTACCAAGACTTAACAGAGAATAATATCAAACGTGTTGCCCTTAAGCTTCTAAAGTTAATGCTTAATGAAATTTTACGTGGGCCTTCTAGAGAGCGAAGTGGTGGTTATGATGTTTATCAGGCATCTGCTGAATCCTTGAAACTAGCTGTTAACCAACTAGAAGCGGAGATTAGAAGTGTATCCGGAGCAGCACCTTCTTTTGGTGGTGTGTACAATCCTTCGACAGAGAACAACAGAGACAATCCTTCTTACGTATCTTCAAAGTTTACTGACACCAGGATTTTCGGAGAGTATTAATGGCTTCCAAGGTTTCCTATAGGTTAGAAACAAAGGGACTTAAAGAGCTTAAAAAGAACACGAAGAAGTTGAAAGGACGTTCTGTAGACTGGGGTTTTCTTAGCGGTACTCACTCAGGTTCAGGACTGACTTATGCCTCGTTAGCCAGCATTCTTGAATACGGTGCCGTGAATAATAACGGTAATAGGATACCTCCAAGGCCCGCTTTTGGTGATTTTGTTAATAGTCTCAGGGCTTCCAATAAACAATACGAACTAGCTCTTCAGAAGCACTTTAGCGACCTAGTAACCGGAGTTGTTAAATCGCCTGAAAACATCTTAAAAGTATCTGGTGAACACTTAACATCCCGACACCAAACAAAAATGGAATTCTGGACAATGGGCGGCTCTAAGAATACTGGTAACGCACCTATGACAGTCTCCGCAAAAGGATTCAACCAACCATTCGTTGATTCTGGTGAACTA